TGGGAGTCACGCTGACCGGGGCGAGGTTTAAGCTCACTCAGGAAAGGCAACAAGTCGATGATGTTCTTGATGAAGACGGAGTTAGCGTCCGCACGTTCCTTTGAGGCTGAGACAATCAGTATCTTTAACTGAGGGTCACGCCATAGGGTCCACACTACGAACGCACACGTGATGAACGACTTCCCGATACCACGGAAAGCCTGAAGGATAAACTTCTTGTTCTTGGGGTCTGCCAGACACTTGGCCATGTCTATTTGACACTTGGTGGGTTCCGGCAGGTTCAGGGCCTTCCAGAGCACGAAGAGAAAGGCGACAAAGTCACCCTTCAGTTGCGCAATGATTAAGGCGTTCTTGGCTTGCTGAGAGTTACTCAATGTTCACCTCCTTTCCGCTGTAGCTTACGAATAGTGTCCTGTAGGGCCTTCTCTTTGAGGTCGGCCTTCTGGGTTATTGCGATAAGACTTCGAGCAGTTGCTTCGTGTAGTTCGACGGAACCATCAACGAGGCATCGACCGTCTGGTCCTGCGGTGACACTGGTAGGTTTGACTCTGACGCGCAGCCGCTTATTGTCGCTACGCAAATCAGCAATAACCCTATCAGTGCTGCCCTCCAGCCCCTCAAGGTCTGCTTGGTACTTAGCCGATACTGCGTCAATCGCTTTCTGAGTTTCAGCTCTAGCCGTTTGCTTCTTAACGTACTCATTCTGTACTTCCTCCTTCCATTTAGCGTCCGTAGATTGCGAACCCAAGTGCCACCCGAAGGCAAACACCATGATAGCCACAAGATACGGGATGATTCTCTTTGTGAACTCCAGCATAATGCCTCCCGTTGTTTCTCAGATTTCACGTAGGAACGCCTAGCGTAGTGCAATGACATCCATAAAGGCACTACATATAGTAGTACCTTGAGTATATCACTGTAGGGTGAACTTATCGTCGTCTGTCAGACCGTCAGCGCCCACCTTGGAGTTGTAAGCCTCCAGACCCTCAGCAAGACCGCCCAAGATGTTAACGTCAGGGGTCAGCTTAGAGATTTGGAACTTATGGCGCTCCAGTAGTTTACCAATGGCGTTGTACAGCTGAGGGGTTCGCTTCTCTGGATTCTTCAGGTCCATGAGCATCTGCTGAGCCATCTCAGTGTCTAACATTTCGAGGAACTTAATCAGGTCCATATGTTACTCCTTATAAGTCTGGGCGCTCATCTTTCATGAGTCACCTCTGTTTGCTTTCTTCCAGTCAATGATTTTGTCGACTACCTTGGCACCAATCTGAACCACTGTGTAGGCGATTGCCGCGACGTAGAACCACTCGTTGAGTGAGAGGCCCCAAAAGAGCCTCGCTACACCGTCAGCCCCAGCGACCCCCGCAATGGGAGCCGCCTTGATAACTTCGTTGTTGAAGTCTAGGGATAACATGTTACCTCCTGGTTGCTCACCGTAATGAGGACATCCATAGAGTTGGGCATGTCAGGGGTCGCCGTGAGGACAAGCGCAGGGGCGTTGGCCTGTACGTTAGTAGCCTGTACGGTGTCCACTGTGGCAGTCTTAGAGTTAGAGAACTCGATGACTGGCTGCTCAGAGGCGTTACCACCAAAGGATGCCATACGGCGCACCTTAATGTCTACGTTGGAGCCTTTTGACCCAGCACCCACCTCAAACGTGAAGAACTGGTTTACACTGACAATGGCCCGCATGTTAACCGGAATCGGATACAGCACACGGAAACCAACGTCAGGCTTAGCCTTCATGTTCCTGTTGGTGTCCCAGCTCTGGAGCACCGTTTTGTCTTCCAATAGGAAGTTAATCGGACGGACATACACGGAGCGCTCGATGTAACCATTAACACGGTTATCGCGGAGTCGGGCCAGACCGTCGACACCAGAGCCGAACCCGATGGAGTCAGGGACGAACTTAACAACACACGACTGGGCGTTAGTCGTACCGAAGTACACATGGTACGTACAATTGGTCTGCGTCACGTTCTTCCATACGGAGAACTTAGAGCGCAGCGCCACAGCGTTGTCGCAGTTGTTCGCGTGGATTCCATCAAAGACGTTCGGGTGAGCTTGGTCGTAGAAGATACCAGCCCCAGTGGTGTAATACTCAGCCACACAGGTCTTAGCGTTACCAATGCGAATATTACGGGTGACCGCTCCTTTCGAGTTGTTGACAAGGATACCCTCAGAGGAGGCTGTGCGGCCAAGGCTCGGGATGTCAATGTCATAGAACGAGCAGAACTCAGTGTAGTTCATTGAGCCACCAGAACCGTGAGGTGAGCCATCAGCAATAGGTTTTAACTGACGGAATCGACCGATGGTACAGTTCGTGGAGTTGGCCATAAACCCTGCACTATAGTACGTCTCGTAATGGTTAGGCTCGACACACGTGATATCGTAGGCGTGCATGTTGTGACAGCTTGGAGTAGCTGGCGGAACGTCAGAACCAAAGTTGATAATCTCGGTCCAGCCCTCGCCCCAAATGTTGAACACATCGCTATCCACAGCGTTGGCACCAGACACCGCATAGCCGCCCTTCAGGGTCGTTCCGTTAGGGTACGTTGCGACTAGGTACATATCAGAAACACGACACAGTCTACTCTGGACCTGTGACGGGTTGTCTCGCACATACTGACCACGAGGAAGCTCAGTGAACGCCGAGTTTACCACAGACCCAGTCGTGGCCCATGTGCCATCGTTAAGACACTGAATGGCCTTGTCTCGGTTCTGCTCGTAGCCGCTACCAATGATGAACCCACTACGGCTCTTGCGGGCATACAACGGGTCGGAACACAGGGAACCCAATCTTATATTCCACAGGTGGCGTTGGGACGTCGATTACCGCCCCTCCAATTCGCTGAGCCTCAAGTGCTGCCCGCTGGAAAGCCGGATAGTCGTCAGCGACCCCGTCCCCTTTTGCCCCGAAGCGCAGCACGGATATTACCGGAATCTCGTCGAATGCCTGTTGGATAGTGCGCCCATCCTTGAGCACACCAATGGTTGAGCCTTTCGGCTGGTTTAAGTTAGTCAACATATTGTCTCCTTATGAGTTTAATCTTACGGTTGCCCCTGTGGAGTCTACCCACCCAGTGTTATCAGCCTTCTTCCAAATTGGCTTGTTCAGGGTGGTATCGAAGTACTGGTCACCCGGAGATGAAAACGAGTTTGGCCTGTTTGCAGTCGACCCTATTGCCGGAGTCTGCGCACCCACCTCATACCACACTCCATTGCCGCGCCAGAACTCATACATATTACCGAGACGGCATTGCTTTCTACCATCGGCTGTGCAGCTTCCGATCTCTTGACAATGAAGGTTGAACTTCTGACAAGAGTAATATTACTGTTCCCGAAGATAATAACCCTTTGACCTTTAACACCGCCTAGTAGGTCGGTAATATCGGTTGGCGAGTTGTCGACAGGCACGTAGGTGGATATACCCTCGACTACAGGCGTACTACCTGTACCTCTATGGAAGCCATCATACATGTCATGAAGGAACCCATTGAACAGTGAGTCAGAAATGGCCGCATTGGTGTGCCCAGTAGAGTGGAACGCGGATACTCTAGGCTTGAGACTCAGTAATGCTTGGTCCGCAGAGTTGAGCCAAGCTATCCCGCAGTTATGCTGACCATCTGCCCGGCAGTTGCTCAATTGAGACCTGTTGTCCAGAATGAAGCCATGGTATACACCGGGAGAGTTTCTAGAGTTATTCAGAGAGTGGCAGTTACTGAACATAGCGGTACCATAGAACCCATGGCCGTAGTTTAGGTCTGCACGGCAGTTGCTAAGTCTGTGCATTGCGGAAACCGTCGTGACAGCTACACCGATTTCAGATAGTTCCCCCTCTAAGTTTATCGCATAGTTGTTCGCGCCACCTATCACGATGCCACACAGGTATAGGTCGTTGCTGTATATGGATGTTATACCCGTGTTACCTTGAATCGGCCCTGTTGAGCAAGCAGTTTGTCCCTGAAAGGTCCGAGAACCTGCCGATTAGACCATCGGTAATCAATGCCTCGTCTGCGAAATAGTCCCACTTACAGGTCGATACTATCCAGTCATTCGACCCTGCGCGCATACGCACCCCACCACCTTGAGTAGTCATTCCGCCACCCTTAAAGTCGATACCGATTACACCGCCACAATCAGCACCACCTGTTGGAGTGTCGATTATGAAACGTTGTTCTTCGTTACGAAGTTAAGTTTGTATATACCCTTAGGCCAGAATATAGTACCACCACCAGAGGCACTCACTGCATCAATCAATCGCTGAGCTGCTGCGGAGTCATCCGTAACACCATCACCTTTGATGCCAAAGTCCTTTGCGTTGTACTGGTCACGGAGACGCTCTGCTACAGTGCGAGGGGTGGCGATGTTAAGTCCGTTAGTGAAACCAACTAGGTCGGCACCATCTGGAGAAGACAGGACGTTCTCAAACGGGATTGTACCCTCTGACGTCACGCACTCTACGAAGTCACCAGCAGTCAGCGGTTTGACCAGCGTCACAACCTTGGTTAATGAGTCGTAGCTGTATTGATAGTTAACAGCTTGACGGTCACCATTGATGTAGATGGCTGGAACTGCCAGCACCACACCGGGTTTCCCGATTACGAATGACGTTTCGCCACCCACTGCTGAACCGCCATTGTATACCCACATGACGCCCTTCAGCGACGCTGTGTCATTGGCAAAGTTCTCAATGTAGTCATGGATATCGCCCTCTAGGTCCTTAATATCCGACAGGATGCCACCAGCTTCACCTAAGGTGGTGTCCAGCTGGTTCTTGTTGATTGCATCCGTACCTTCGACACCCGGAGCCAGCCGAACGATTCTGCGGTTACGGGCAGTCAAGGTTGCCAGCATCGTCCTGCGGCATAGCCAACAGCGCTGAATCACGTGCTTCCTCTGCGATATGGGCAGACTGAATCTGAGAAACGTTAAGGTCTGTTGCCCGCAGTACGGAGCCGTCACTGAAGTCAACAATACGCTCAGACGCTGAGGTGAATCTACGGATTTCCACACGGTCGAACCCAGATGTATCCACAAGGAGCTTCACTCTGGTCTTAGACACGTAGCGGTACTCAGTGATGTTGCTCAGCAGTCTGCGGTTGTCGTCTGACACCAGCGACACACGGACAAACTTACGGGACAGGTAGTCGAACGGGATGTCGAACTCAGTGGCCCCTACTGGGTACTGAATGACTGTTTTAATGTCTTGGTCCATTGTGACCTCCTTTGGTTTTCGGCTGTTGCTTGATGGAGACCCCGTTAGCCTCATAGATTTTCATGATAAGCTGCTGGGTCAGCGGGTCGTTCGGCACAAGCTCCTTTGTGGAGTTCATCAGGCCAGTCATGTAGTCACGCTCAGTCGGCTTATTAGGCGCTGTAGCAACACCGTAGGCGTTCTTAGCGGTAGCAATGACGTTCCCTACGTAACCCAGAGCCGGAACCTGAGACCCTAAGTTGCCCGCAAGGTTGCTCGACTCGGCTCGACCTTTGGACGCTCCGTCTTTCTTCTGGAACTGTTCCTCCTTAGGTAAGATGGTGGAGCGCAGCATGTTGGCGTCTTGGAACCCAGCGGCACCTGCCATCATTGAGACGATAGACAGCGGGGCACCAGTGTGGGAACTTCGAGTCAACGCTGCGTAGCCCAGCATGGTCGGGTTCAGGGCTTTCTTCAGGTAGTCCTTACGTTGAGACTCTTGGAGGCCGTAAGCCTTCACATGGGCCTGCATCGCAAAGTAAGTCCCGGCGATACCCAGAGACAACACGTGGGTCAGCGCCATGTCGATAGCGCGGTTGTTCTTATAGCCCTCGTAGAAGGACCGAATGAACTTGGCGTTGAGTGACTTGATGGTGAAGTTCTTGAACTGCATAGCCATCTTGACACCAGCACCGTACGCCTTGGAATCCTGCTGGGATACCTTGTGAGGTCGCAGCATGGTCTCGTCGGCAACCTTATCGGCAAGACGCCACAGGTCCATCGCTCTCGGGTCCTGACTGAAAGCCTTCTTGTCCTTGATGGTGAACTGGCCGTTAGCGTCACGAGTCGCGTGGTCGACAAATAGTTGCTTGATTCCCTTCCACTGCTCAGTACTGATAGAGGCAGCTTTGAGGAAGTTCTCTTTACCAAACTTGGAACCCTTACCGCCTAGGGCCGCACCAGCCACATCACCGAGCACACCCTGGAGCACACCCTGACGGGCAGTGTCCAGAATGTAGTTAGCCGTACCGTTCAGCATCTTGGTCCAAGGAGAACGAGCTGCCAGCTCCTGAGTACCGAACTTGATGGTACCAATGACTGACGCCATGGCCCCACTGGTATCGGACGCCTCACGGATTCGCTGTACGATATCCTCACGCCCCGGACGGATTAACTGGTCGAGTTCCTTACCGAACAGCGCCCCATGGAGTTCACGGAGTTCACTACCGGACACCGGAGAGGTTCTGGTGGCTAGGTCACGCAACGTCGGGATACCGTGGAGCATCGCCTTAACGTTACCCTTAGCCAACATCCCAGCAATCTCTGTGAGGTTCTGCGGACCCATGTAGAAGTTCTTAGCGAAGAACGCTAGGTCGTTCAAGGTGCGCATAGCGGTCTCAAAGGCTGTATCGTTGTTGCGGCGAGCACGTCCAGTTAGAATCTTAACGGTGTCCTTCAGTGCTTCCACTTCACCCTTCAGTTGTCCCTTGCGTTCGGCCCGCTTGTCTAACGCCATGATTTCGTCCTTGAGCTGCTGCGTGGTCTTACCGCTACCGCCCATGATGGAGATATCACCGTTAACTCGACGGTCGTACGCTGGGATAATCCGTGCCATGTCGAAGTCCCTCAGGTCGTTGACGCTGAATGTTGACCCATCCGGTAAGGTAACCGGGAGGTCGCTGTCGAACATGTTACGGGCCTCAAGGAACGAGTTGTTCTCGATACCGACCAGGCCAGTGATGTTGTCGTCAATGACACTGGACGCTGTGAAGTCCTCAGTGTGGCTGATACCGTACGCCTTATCCATGGCGTGCTTCTGGACCACCTCAGGTGTCACTTGGTCAACCGACTTGTAGCCGTTGAGTTCCATCAGGTACTCATCGACACGTGCCTTGACCTCAGGTCGCACTCGGTAACTGGTGAGCCAGCTCTGAGCGATTGCCTGTTGGAGCCCTTCAGGTCCACCCAACTTCTGAATCATCAGCTCCTTAGCACCCCTGTCGTACACGTTAGGAACGTAGGTACCCTTGTGGCGACTGCCGGGGAAGATGCTCACGGCGTTAGCGTTACCGAAGATACCCGGCTGTTCCATCAGTTCACGCTTGGTGTCGAAGTGCTCTTTCAGCAGGTCCATCACCTCACGTTCACCTTTGGTCAAATCAGGTCAAATCAGCCTGTAACTCTGGGCGCTCAATCGCCAAGGCTGCACGCTTGTAGACCTCCTGACGGACGGCTCTGCGTGACATCTTCTGCTCACCCACGGAGAACTCTGGGTCCTTCATGGCACGGTCAACAGCGTCATACAGTTGGTTATACATCCGCTGGTCAGTCGCATGGAGCCGCTCATGGATGTCCGAAGCGGTCGCACCGAACTTACCACTAGACCCTGATTGCATCCCTGTTGGAGAGCGCACGAGGTCCTGAGCGATTGCACGTACACCAGCATCCTTGGACCCTAAGGTCTTCAGACCAATCTCAGTGAACCCACCGAGTTTGATACCGGGAGCTGCACGCTCTGGGTCAATCTCAGCGAAGTCACGTTGAGTCCTCGGGTTAAGCGGGTTGGTATCACTCAGGATGGAACCATTGGCCAGAACCACTGCGCCCTCTTCGGTCGGGTGGTCGGCAAACGGAACGCCTCTGTGGTCCTGCTCGAACGAGAAGTTCTCTGGAGGTAGTGTCGAGGTGTCGTGACCACCAGTGTTGATGGCAGTCTCTCGGGCTTCCATACGGAGTGCTGGGCCAGCGAACTCATTCACGGATTCAACACCACGTGCCTTACGGATACCAGCAGCCACAGCGTCACTGAGAGCCGACATACCAGCACCAAACAGTAACCCACCAAGTGCTGCATCAGCATAATGAGCTTCGCCACCAGCTACTGACGTACGGATTCCTTCAGAGGCAACGCTGAGTGCCCCAGCCTGTGCGCCCACTCGCAGAGCCTTATTGACCACCTTGAGTCCCTTCCCGGCCACGCCGACCAGAGGCACATAACTAAGCGGGTCAACACCAGCACCAACGATACCAGCAGCGAGTTTCGCCCCAGTCCCAGCCTCAGCGGCCCGTTGGTCAGCCTCGAAGTTATCCTTGGCCAGCTTGATGAGTGCATCCCAGTTCTCGCCGTCACCACCAGTCACCACACCGTAGTAACTCGGAGGTAACCCGGAGTCGCGCAGCTTCTGTAAGTCCTCCTTGGAGGGGACATAAGAGTTCCAGCGAGTCGGGGTCATCGTGGGAAGGCCACACCCAGCGTTGAGTTCTGAATCTGAGCCTCAGCAGCATCACCGAAGCCGAAGAAGGTAGACCGAGCGCTATACTCATCGAGAGTCGTCCCGGTCTTCTCCCAGAAGTCCTTAGCGTACGGAGTGTTGGGCTCTTCCTGAGCTACACCCTCAATGTCGAACCCATGGGACTCCGGCAGTTCGGTACCCACCTTGCCAGCCTTGTGCGCATGTAGTTACGCCCTTCCTCCGAGATAGACCCGAAGTCTCCCTTGTCGTACGCTTGGAGCTGTGGAGCACCCGCTGGGCCTTCCCCTTGGTTGTACGCTAGGGCCGCTTTCAGCTCATCCCCGTTGTACTTCTTAACGAGACTGGCAAGCAGCTTAGCGCCAGCGTCAATGGCTAACTCTGGGTTGTATCGCCCATCGTCATCACCATCGGTCACGTTAAGGCCCATAGCGCGGGCCGTGTTGCGGGTGAACTGCATGATGCCCTTTAGTGGTTATTGGTCACCACCTCCGTAGATGAACTTCGGAGTGGCTTTACGTTTCGCACGGACACGCTCACCAGCGGCCTTACGGGCCTGAGTGGCTGCGGCGATAGGTGCACGTTTGGTTGCTTCCTTCAGTGCCTTCTCTTCGGCTTCCTTAGCCAGTCGCTGCTGCTGTTCCTGATAGGTGCGAGTCAGTAGCTCCTTGTCGTAGCGGATGCGTACAGTGCCAGTGGTGTCCATCATGTAGATAGAGTCACCCTGCTGGTACATCGTCAGCTGCTTGTTGGTCACCCAAGGGTTAGCCGCAATGATTCCCTTACGGGCTTCTTCGAGGATGTCGCGGCCCTGCTCCCAGCTCTTAGGGTCATCACTGACCTGTAAGATGTTCTTCGGGATAATACCAATGGTATCACCATCCACGTCATCACCTTTGAAGGTCACAGTGGATTCCTTGAGGAACTTGTCGGTCTGCTGCATCGCCATGTCGCTGTTGCCTGTACGGTACTTGACGCTGTCGTAAATCTTACGGGCCATGTACGGGCAATGCCATCCAGACTAGCCGGAATGCGGGACAGCTCGGGAGACTCTGAGTTGTTCTTCAGGGACGCCCACGCTTTATCATCCTCGTACTGCATCTCCTTGGTGAGGCTGCGGCGAGAACGGTCAGCGTCGATGAGAATCTGCGGGTCAATGCCCTGCTTGTCCATCATGTCCATCGTCAGGAACAAGTCAGCCTTGTCCGGGTACAGCGCAGCGAATAGGTCCGGGTCGGTGTTACGCATGGTGCGCAGTTTGTTCAACGCCGTGGTGTCCTCCGGTAGCTTACCGTTAATCACAGCGGCAGACCACTCAGACCCGGCGTCGGTTACCATCTGGCCCACAACGGTACGGAAGGCTCCACCCTCTGAGTCTGCCCGTAGGTAGCTCAGCTTCATGCGGTCCTTCTGTTGCTCCGTGAGCTGCATCTGGTCAATCTCAGCCAGCTTACCGTTGGCATAGTTCACCATGTCACTGTGAGTGAACTCGCCAGTGTTCTCGTTGGTCGGCATGTCCTTGTAACTGGTGGACACGTACTGACCGTTGATGCGCTTGGTGAACTGCTGGTCGATGACCTGATTCTTGTTGATGGTCTTCTGACGCTTGTCCATCTCTTTGGCTGCTGCTTGAGCCTCCTGACGGAAACGGGCCTGCATCTGCTCCTCAGCCTGAATCAAACGCTCACGCTCTGGGGTCATCTGCTCACCGGGCTGTAGACGGTCAAGTTCCGCTTTGGCACCTTGAAGCATCTCCCAGCAGTCTCTTGCTGGTATCGTCTTGGTTCAACGCGCTGGTAATCCCAAGGCGGAAACCTTCAGACAACTTGGCGTCATTGTCGAACTGAGTCGACTGGGCCTTGACCATCAGTGCGTTCCACTGCTCCTCTCCCATCAGCTCCTTATAGGTCGTGGTCTTCCCATTAAGGGTTACCTGACGGCCCTCAAGGCTCTGTAAGAAGTTGGTCGCACCCGGACGCTGAATGACGTCGTTAAGGGACCTAAGGGACCCAATGATGACCTGCTGTGCCTGAGCGTCGCTAGGGATACTCCCGGTCTTAATCGCGTTGTCGATGTAGCGCTGGAAGAACTCACCGGACTCTGGGCGTGCCAGAACCTGTGGGTCTTTGAGCACACCTGACAGCTCAACCTTCGAGGCCAGTATGGCACCCTTCTGCAGGGGTGCTTGCTCGCTCAGGAACGTATCGTGCTTACCGTACAGCGAGATGTTACGCTCGGTGATGTTCGCGTTGAACCCTCTCTGGAACTCAGAGTCCTCAGGGTTAATCATGAACTGTTCAGCGAACTCGTTGGCACCTTCGGTTAACCGTTTGTGGCGATACTCTTCCATCTCAGCACGAGTACGGAACTCACCGTTCTGAACGCGCTGTGCCACTTCGTCGTCAATGAGGAACGCAGCGTTACGACCAGTCTTGAACCGTAGGGCCTCCATAGCGTACGGGTCATCCTGATACAGCAGGGTCCCGTTCTTGATTGCCTCTCGGCGCTGCTCTGGGGTCAACTTACGGATAATCTCGTCGGACCGCTCCTCAGCTTTATCTCGCTGGCGCTTGTCGTAGGCATCCGCTGCCTCACCCATCGCTGCCCCAAACTTCGCCAAGGACTGCACGAGGTTGGACTGACGGACACCTTCCTGCTGGATAGTCACCGGGCGATACTGCATGGACGCTGAGCCACCACGGATACGGGTAGACCCGGCCTGTGGTAGTTGGCTTAATGCTTGTTCTAATTTACTGGCCATTACTTACCTCCTACCTTAGTACCTTGGGCCTTACTTATCGGCGCCTTGGTCCCCTTACTGTCGAACCCACCGGAAGCGTACGCTGCTGCCGCTTGTGAACCTACAGCTGCTGCTCCGTCAAGCACCTGCGACAACTTGGACCGACCTTTGTTCTCCGCCTTCTGCAAGGTCTTAACTTGATCGATGGTCGACTCAGAGTTACCCAGCTGTTGAGCGAATAGTGATGCATAGTCTCGGCGGTAGTTATCGGTGACCGCATTGGCCTCCCGGATGTACTTACCCTCTTCGATTCGGCTGATACGGTCCATGCTGTTACCCTCAAGGTTTCCCTCTCCGATAGCCGCACGGATTGTACCCATAGCCTGAACCTTGTCGAGATTCTTGGCGGTAAGGTCAGCTGTGGCCTCTTCGAGCTTCTGCTTCTGCTCAAGGCTCGCGTTGGCGTTCTGAATGTTGGACTCTTTAATCATCTGGGCAGACTGTCGTCGCATTTGGTCGTTCTGTAGGCCAATCATCTTGGCTTCACTGTGAGACTGACCAATGGCCTGTACTGCCGTCATTGCAATTGGAATAGCTGCCATCCAGCACATAGTTATCTCCTCGTTATCGGGTGAACAGTTGGAACTTCCCACCCTGAGTGTACTCCTCGTGGAATACAGCACCGATGGACTTAAGGAACCGCTTGTGAGGACCATTACCGACCCACACGAAGTTCCACAGGGATGGATAAACATTTAATAACATGTCCCTGTACTCCATGATTCTCTCACGGAACTCCAGCTTGCCAGCCCTGTCGAGTCTCCACACTTGGTCACTCGTGACGAACCAGCATTGGTCTCCGCAATGTCCACCTATAGCCAAAGGAAAACCATCGTGGTCTAACGTGACACACTCAGTAACCGCTGGGAACGATGGTTCTATACCCATGGCCTGTGCCTCAAGTACGTCATGGTAGGCCGGGATGAATAACTCGAAGTCATTACTTACAGTGTTTCTTATGTACATGCTTTAAGTCCCCTCTTAGTGTGGTCTCCCTATAGTGTGCCCTAATTGAGCACACCATAAGCCCAGCCACACCCAACGATTGACACCGGGGAAGCGTTGAAGGAACTTAGAGACACCTTCTGGTACAAGGCGTTACCTGTCACCGGGAAACGATACTGACCAGTAGTTGTGGCCTTCTGGCCCAGACGCAGACCCGTAGAGCCTACTCTGGCGTTGACCAGATAGTTGAACTCGCGGTTGCCATTCTCGACGCTCACAGTGAACGCACCAGTGTCCTGATAGTTCACCCACGCTCTACGCAGCTGTAGACGACCAGAGTCCTCAGTGGACGTTGTACCATCGTTCTGCTCCTGCTTGATGAGGAACCGACTGAACACATATTGGAAGTCATACAGGAACCCAATGACGATATCCTTACCGGAGATGTCACCGCTAATGCGGATGTCTGGGGTAGAATCCCAAGAGTCACCCATCGGCTCATACTCCGTGATTTTACCGTCACTCTCGCAGATTGCCACCGTACCCTTGGAGAACGATGCACCGTAGATGTCCTTGACGTTCACTACCGTCTGGTTGGTCTCGATGTCATACGCAGTCTCTGAGATGTGGTATGACCGCTTGGCATCCACATGGAATCTGTAAGGCTCGAATGGGAAGTCGGTCGACTCCTTCTTAAAGTCCACAGCGGCTATCCACACGTTGTAGGCGTTACGCATCAGCAGGTACATCGTTGAGTTGATGCAGTTTGCGGCCATCACCTCCACACCGTCCCCGAAGTCCCAGTGGGACCACGACTGCTGCCGGATGTTCTCATCCATGTATAGGAACTTGTAGATGAACACCTTGCTGGGAGCACCCTTGGTCAGTACACACGCGAAGTTCTCAGTACCGGACCCGTTTATGCTGTACACACCGTTCGGGATGTAATTCGGGACGTTGGCCGTCATATCCTCTGCGTTCTTCACAGAGCTTACATCCTGTACAGCGTAGTAGCGCATGATGGACGTAAAGGAGCTGCGGGGGGACATGGGGGGGCGACATAGTAGATGTTCCTGCCGATACCGTAAGGACGCGCTCGGTCCGACACATCGAACTGAGTGGTCAGGTCCAGCTGTGCAGTCTTAGCGGATAACACACCGTTTGCCGACAGAACGAACTGTGCCTCATCAGACCACAGCAGAAGCTCCTCAGCGAAGCTCACAGCGTACTTAAGGACCGACACACGGTTATGGCTCACGGCAACATCCAGCGGGTCATCGTCCGTATAGTTGGCCACTGACGGCGGGTAGAACTCAAAGTATTTACTGGTACGGGAAAGCACGATGTTCTCCCCAGAGATGAACCCTAAGCGGTTCCTGAAGAAGAACACGTCGGTTATCGTTGAGTTAACAAAGGACGGCTGAGGGTTAGTGTCATCGTCACCAGCACGTCGGTCCTTCCAATCGTGGTACCCGAGGTCAAAGTTACCGTCAGCTGCACGGACCAGTGTCCAAGGCATCGTGTGGTACTCAAGTCCGACCGAGATGTTCCAGCCCACGGTTTCCTTCCAGACCTTCTGCGAAGCGTCATACTTCACGTAATACTGGTCGGCAGTCTTGGAGGTGTCACCAACAATCTTCACCGTGTACCCGTCTGGTGCGTTCAGTGGCAACTTGGAGAAGCTCTGGACGTAGTGGGTCACCGGGTTAATCAACCCCCACACCGTTAATGTTCACTTCGAGCTTACGACCATACTGGCCACCACGGACGTTGACAATACCGTCCACGTTGTCCCTGAAGGTACCACCGTTGGTCACGTTCTGGTTCTCGCGGACCTGTCGGGTACGGTTAACAATGAACGTGTAGTCGGCCACGGTTATCATCCGCAAGTTATCCTTAGGGTTGACCACTGAGACGTATGAGCGGTCACCTCTGACCTGATACTCATAGCCGGACAGGTCGAACACCCGTACGTCATTCCCTGTGAACACAGCGTAATACTGCTCGTATTCGTCTCGGTTAATGAGGTGAATGTATGGGTCTTCCCCCAAGTAGCCACGGGGGCCAAGGGACTTAATGAACAAGACTTAATGAACCCCATAGGTGGTCGCTTCTGGAGACCCTCAGTCTCGGAGGACCAACCGTTGACCTGAAGTGAACCCTGCTCGGGATACCGTAGGATTTCAGGCTGCTGGCTAATGCCTCCCTTGAGGTTCTTGATTGATTGTGATACGAGAGCCATTTGGTCCTCCTTAAGTTTACTGTTAGCGTCCGATGAGACCCTGTACGTATGCGTCACCGTCCAGCATGTTGTACTGGCCGAAGTCCATCTCGTACTCGTTGCACGCCATTCGAGCTTCCATCTCTTCCTGTGCCAGAGAGTTCTCTACGTCCTCTGCGCCAAAGAACCGAGAGTTGAACTGACGGCTGGCCTTGGTGACAATCCAAACAACCCCCTGGCGGAAACACTCAGGCATCTCATCGTAATCCTGAAGGGTAATCAGGGTCACTGTGATTGGGCCAGAGAATGTATCTGTCCCTGTGGACTTATCGTACACCCAGCCCCCACGGTTAACGTACTGGCCACCAAGGATGGACAGGTAGGCTGGACGGAATGGGATAAGCCCAGTACTGGCATCCGGGGTCAGTGTGGCCGACTCGTTGATGTTGAAGGCCCAACCTTTGGACTGAATCTGGCGGTTAATCCTGTTGAGGATTCGACGGGCGTTCGCTACGTCTGCGCTACCATCTTCGTCAAGGGTTGTCACCGGGGATTCACCGATGGCTGCGAGCATCTCGTTGACTGCATCCAGCTCAGCGGCAGACCCAAAGTAAGCATCTTGCATGTTCATATTGTAAGCTCCTAACGAAAAAACCCCTCAGAGACCGTGAGTGGTCCCCAAGGGGTTTGTCATTTCAGACCCGTCAAAGCTGACAGTCACTAGAGTTTCGCCCACAGCGATTCCTTTGAAGTACAGCGTGTTGGTCCGGCGAGTGTGACTGGCAATCCCGGAAGTACCATAAGTTACCTCAAGGGTTGACCAATCCGTTACGTCCTCCAGCCCATCAAGTGTCACCTTAAGTGAATCACCAGCAATAGCCACAGTCTGTACCTCGTACTCAGGTGGAGTTACCACCCGAGCACTAAAGGTATTTACGCTTGGGCCGTCGCGAAAACCAGCGCACCAGCAGATTCTGGACGCAGACCACCGTGACCCATCGCGTACTTAGCGACGATCTGGTCAGCCTGATACTCTGTACGACGAGCACGTTCCAGAGCCAGATCTTTCAGCTTAACGGTGCCGACAGCGGAACGGTGCTGGAACAGGCCTACAACGTTCTCTTTGTTGACTTTACCGTCAGTTGCCGGGAAGGCGTGCTTCTGGTTGGTCGCTTTTGCATCTTCGTCCGGGCGGTCATCACCAGCACCACCAGCGGTCAGGTGCGGAACCTCGACGACTTCGAAGCCCATCACGTTGCGGATAGAACCACGCTCAGGGTCAATCAGAGCCGCATAGTTCGCAGCGTTAGGCATCATAGCCGCCAGAATCGCAGAGTACACGTCCGGGGTGGTGTAGAACGTACGGTCGTTAGCCGGGACGTAGTTCTTGGTTAGAGCCGCACGAGCAATGGTCAGCTGTGCGATAACCGCTTGGCCCAGTTTGACCGGGTCGGTCAGGTCAGCCTTAGCACATGCAACTACCGCACCGTCAGCCGCCATCGCCAGAGATTCACCAATCTGAGAGGTGTACTCGGAGCGCACGTCATAGTGGTTCATCGCGTCTTCGATGTCGTAAATCAGCACGTCCGCAGTCAGCAGGCCATCAATGTTAATGGTCTTCTCAGTGTGCTTGATGTCTTTACGTTTGTCATCCAGAGACTCGCCCGGTTGCAGGTAAGCGGCCTTGGTGCGACCAATCACAGGGAACTGTGCGGACTTACCGGAGCTGATTTGACGCTGCATGTGACGGTTGGCGGTCACAGAGGTACGAGCGAATGCGGTCAGGACTTCACCGCCGAATACTTTCAGGAATAGCGCCAGCTTGTCTGCTGCGGATTGATCTTGACCTTGGTTAGTACCGAGCTGCTGTCCACCTTGCATGTTAGCCATGTTGAATCTCCTTATGTTGTTTATACGAAATGTTTTGAGGTACTACTTGAAACGAGGTGATACTCATTGTGTAACTCGAATCGGGAGGACAGACCAAGACATCGGTCAGACCGAGAGGAACTATCTGTCTCTCCCTATAGTGGGCCCTAATTAAAACTTAGAGTCGATAACCTTCTGTTCCACCTCACGACGATACTTAGAGTCGGTGCGGTAGCGCGGGTCGGACATCGCCTTAATCATCTCAGCTTGAGACTCGAAGCCTTCAGCCTTACGGGCCACAGGTTTCGCTGGGGTTGCACGCTTGGCAATAGAGCGCTCAGCTTTCTTACCAAAGGTTTTATCACGAGACTGTCCCGCTAGGTTCAGAATCGTCTTCATGGTGGCCACATCACGAGACTCAAAAGCCTTGATGAGCGCCTCAGCACCCTCAGGGTTATTGGTCTGCATGTGGGTATAGACCTGTTGGAAGCGCTCACGGCCACCCACAAAGTCCATCACTTTCTCAACGTACTGGTTGACCAGAGCTTCTTGACCACGAATGTACGCATCAACGAACGCCTTACTGTAGCCAGCCTCAGCCAACTCTTTGTAGGACTCATCGGACAAGCGGTCTTCATTCTGGTACTCCTGCTGAATACGGGTCACAGCATCCTGTGAGAGACCGCGTTCGATTGCAGTAGCAACCATGTCGTTAAAGCCAGCTTCGTGTTCTTCCAGCTGCTGAGAGGCTTCGTTGATGTCAGCCGGAGTTTCACCAATCGGTTTGAACTCTTCAGGTTCACCATCGTCGGTTACTTCCTCCAGCTGACTCTCTTCGTCGCCCTGCTGTTCTTCTTCAGAACCTTCTTCGCCGTCCTGTTCGTCTGAACCATCAGCGGAGATACGGACCTGCATACGGCCCTCTTCAGGTTCACCGAACGGGTCCACATCGGAACCATACGGGTCATCACTGTTGGTGTTCAGCTCGATTGCATCATCGCCATCACGGGCAGCAACATCAAGAGCCAACATGTTTTCTTGGTGCTCCTCAGGTGTGCTACCAGTCAGTACAGCACTGTTAACACCGAAGGATGCGTATACGTCTGCGTTAGATTCGCCAGCCATTTCAATCTCCTTAAAGTTAAGACTAAGAGGAGACTTACTAGCAGTGTTCACTCAACGGCTACCATTAAGGTCGGCTTGAGTGGTCTTACGTTCGGTCTCCCTATAGTGGGCCCTAATTACATACCCGGCTGCATACCGACTGAGTCAGCCGCTGCTGCCATCGCTTCAGGACTTGCAGTAGCCTGTGCGGCCATCCCCTGACCCAACGCTGCGGCACCTTGCTTGAGCCGTGTCGAGGCCGATAGCGTTAGCGATGCGCAACTTGAGGTTAGCCAAGTTGAGGTCATCATCACCTTCGAGTGCCTTAAGGGCCGACCATGCGTTGATACAGCGCTCCAGCTTGTCGAGGTCTTGACCACGTCCGATAGCCTCAAGGCCAGTGCTGATAGTTGGCTCGACGGCCTCTTTAGGTAACTCCGGGATTTGCTGCGTGGCTTGTAGTTGCTTCAAGAGCACTCTTACCAGAGGCAGCTGGAGTTCCTGCGAGAGAATCGAGTAGACACCACCTAGGGTATCTTCCAGCTCTGACGCCACGTACCGGTTGAGCATAAAGGCATACGAGAGGCGAGCCTCAATGGTGTCGCTTACGTTCTTCGCTACGGTAAAGTCACCAGACTTCTCCAGCTGGAGGAACTCAATGTCCTGCTTACGGCCCGGTACGAACGCACCAGACTGAGCCGCTGTTAGTCGGCGGACCTGAGTGATACCTGCCGGGTCTACCAGACCGATAACCTTAGCGGTAATCATGGCCATCTTAACGATAGACTCTTGGAGGTTCTCTAGGGACTTGAGGTCGCCAAGATACTCTTCCACGTAGGAACGACCGTAGGATTCACCGTCGATGCGGACCATGCGTACCGGAATGTACGGACACTCTTCGAGCGGATATTCAGCCTCGCTTCCCGGAACCACCTCTTCGGCAACCTCTTCGTATTTCGAGGTGTACCTGAACGAAGCCATCCCCGGCTTCGTTCAGGTACACGTGGGTGTAGACGTCAATCTCAGCGTCTTCCTTCTGCTCACCTTGAGCTGCTTCCACTTGACCACGGACATCCTCAGGGAGAGCGTTGAACGCAATCTTGTCTAGAGTGACAATCTGGAGTACGTTACCGAAAGCGTCTCGATGGACCACATACGAGTTCAGTCGATAGAGCTTCATCGGGGTATAACCCTCAGGCTCCGGTAAGTACAGTAGCGCGTTCCCGGCCACACACAGCTGCTTCAGGCACTCAAAGAGAGTCACTCGGTAACTGTTGGACTCGATGTAGTTCATGATGATGCGCTCTACCATTGAGAGGCCCTCATCGACCTTAGCGAGACCCTCAGCGTCACCCAGAAGGTTCTTCGCTTCGTATTCACTAATGGTCAACTTCATCCATGACTGCATTGGGAACAGGGCCAGCATCAGCTTGGACGCTAGGTTGTTCAGACCGCGAGCACCTACGGATTGCCACGGAGTCGTGTAATCGGTTGAGGCGTTATCGGAGTCCTTAGGGAACAGCGAGGGAATCGTGTACTGCGCACAGGACTCTGCTCGTGTCTCGTAGGGCTGTCGGTCGTTCTTCAGACGGTCGTACACCGCCTTGGCTCCCTCCTCTGCGAAGCCTTCGAGTTTAACTTCTGCCATTTGTTAGCCCTCCCCGTAACCAATCATAAGTTAATCCCACCGCCTGAGCTGCGGGAAACTGAGAGGGACTTCTTACCGGACGCACGAGTTTTCTTCTTACCAGACTCAGTGTCTGCTGAAGACTCAACGTCCTCCACGACCTCTTTCGGTGCTTCCTGAGGTGCGGCCACAGGTGTCTCAGCGGCTGTCTGCACGTTAGGTGCGTCTGCTGCCAGACCAACGGCCTTGAGTGATGTTAGCCTCCTAAAGCTGACTTACGGATTTTACTGACGGACCCTGTAGGCTCTGTCGTCTTGGTCACCTTGAGTGACTTACGCCCTGACACCTCAGGAGTGGTGCTGTTTGAGTCTTCGTCACCACCGTACTGGATACCCTTAGGTTCCTCAGTGAGCGGAGCTGGCTCAGGGACAGTCGTTGTGTCGACCTTAGGTGCTTTCATCTTAGGTGAGAAACACATAATCAATCTCCTTCTTTGAGTGCACGCTGACGGCCCTCCATCTCGTCAAGGACACGAGAAGCCATGTAGTGACCATACAGTACACCGGAGATGAACTCCTCACTGTGGCCAGCCTCACGCAGCTTACGGACCTCTGACTGATACAGGAAGTCAGCATTGAAGCGAGACTGTAGGTACTCCTTGACAGCTCGCGGTACGTCAGGAAGGTCATTAGGATTGTTAAGGATGTGCTCTATAGGTTTTAACATTTGAGTCTCCTCTCTAAGTAATCTTTAAGTAATAATCATAATGGGCACTTCCCTATAGTGGGTCCTAATTGTGCCCATGAGTTTATCACTCTGCTTTGTGCTCGACTATCTGCTTGATAATCAAGGCCAACATCCATAGACCACGAGCGACTAAGCCCATGGTCAGAACGATGAGAATCAGCTGCCCGGTTGCCATAGAGTAATCTCCCCAGTCTCGATGTTGTACTCATCAGAACGGAGGATGCGAGCCATCTGGCCCTGCTTGATTACTTCCGCTTCGGTCATCCCTGCTTTGGCACCAATGGACTTAATGCAGTCCCAGAGCGTCTCTCCCGGCTCAGGAGCGCGTTTCACCCACTTGGTTACCTCTTGGCCCTTGTTCTTACCGGACTTCAGCACGGACGTTACAGGCTCCACAATGAAGGGTTCCTTGAGGAAGTCCTCAGCGGTATCGCCCCATCCAGGAATCCCACCGTATCCATCGGTAATGTCACCCTTGATAGTCTGGAAGAGGTGCCAGTAGTCGGCTGTCTCCTGAGTCTGCACGAGGATGTTGCCAGTCGTACACCACAGGAAGTCACAATCCGGGATGGTCTTAAAGTCCTTGTCACAGGAGACCAGTACGGCCTTCTCGTAGTTGTATACGAGAGGGTTAGACCCGATGATACCCATCACGTCATCGCCTTCGAGCTGAGGCTCAAGGACGCACGTGTAGGTCTCGAAGACGTACTCAAGGAACTCGAAGTAACCCACAGGCTTCTTGACGACTGCGCGGTTCTCTTTGTACGTTGGGTCCACCAGCAGCTTGCGCCAGTTGACGCGGTCGGTGAACGCTAGGATAACGTCTGCATTCTTCCATGCCTTCTTGCGGCCCTTGTAGGACTCGATGGAGT